GCAGTCGGGTGGAGCAATCGAGGTGTGGGGAGATGGCCTACAGACTCGTTCCTTCCTGTTCATTGACGAATGCATTGAAGCGACTCGAAGGTTGATGGACTCTGAGTTCATGGGTCCTGTGAACATTGGTTCTGAGGAAATGGTCACTATCAATGAACTGGTAGAGACAGCAGCCCGTGTCAGTGGTAAAGAAGTTCAGAAGATTCACATTGATGGACCTCTTGGTGTTCGTGGTCGTAACTCTAATAATGATCTCATCCGCGAAAAACTTGGATGGGATTATTCACAGACTCTTGAAGAAGGTATTCGTAAGACATACGAATGGATCTGTAAACAAATTGAGGCTAAAAAATGACAGAACAAACAGTGGTTACACATATGAGAAACTTTGATATGCCAACGCATAGTCAAAGTTTACATAAAGAATACACCTCTGTAGAATGGACAGAGGGTGGATACTTTCAGGCTGTCTTAGAGTATCTTCAGGAGAAAGAAATCACATCTTTCATGGATGTTGGTGGTTGTACTGGAGAAGTATCAAATATTCTTCTTGAGAATATTCCCACCATTGAGAACGGAGTTATCTTTGAACCTCAACCAGAGAACTATCAGTACATTGTCAATAATGTAAAGTCAGATAAGGTTCTAGTTGAGAACAAAGCTTTGTTCTATGGCGAAGAATATCTAGAACTCTCTGTCAGGGATTCTAATGTTGGTTCTTGGTCAATTTTGTTTGGTCAACAATATCCAGGCAATTCCGTTAAGGTTAAATGTGTTGACATTGATGATTATCTGAAAGAAAAGAAATACGATTTCATCAAGATTGACATCGAAGGTGCTGAGTATAATCTTTTCCAGAACTCAAAACTCCTTAAAGGGGTTGATTTCCTTGAGATTGAACTTCATCATGAACACTTTGACATCTATAAGAGTCAACATCCTGAAGCTGATTTGAGTCAGTATGTGAGGTCAGAAGGTGGGGCATTGAAGTACACTATGGATTACTTCTCTGATCACGAACTTCATTACTTCATGTCAGGTGAATCAGAACAACAACAGAAAAACCCTGGAAATGTTTTCTTGGTCCATAAAAGATGTCTAAACTAATTGATAACAAATGAAATTAAAAGATATTATCACCCAGAGTAATCTAGAATTTCCTGGGGGTGGAACTGACAAAAACTCCACTCATTGTTATGTTGAATACTTCTATGAAGAAGCTTTTGAGGAATATAGAGACAAGGAGGTTTCAATTTTAGAAATTGGAATCAGTGGAGGATATTCTTTTAGACTGTGGAAAGAGTATTTTAAAAATGCCAAGACTATCATTGGTATTGATAATAGACCTGAGGCAGTAGCTGAGGTCAACAGATCAATTCCAGGTGTGAAATTTTATTACGGTGATGCATATACGCAGGAAATGATAGACAAACTTCCAAAGTTTGATATCATCATTGATGACGGGTGTCATAAGACAGACTATCAAGTCAAAGCTATGGAACTTTATTTGTCCTTACTAAAGGAGGGTGGTCTCTATGTGATTGAAGATATTCAACATGAGTATCCTAAATATTCTGAATTTGAAGATCCCTATAGCATGCTTCAGGAAGCTGTTCCTGATGGATTTACCTACGTCTTTCATGATTTGAGAGAAGTGGGTGGGAGACAAGATGATTCTATGATGGCAATTAGACATGTCTAAACTAACAGTTATTCTTCCTTGTGCTGGTGAGGGGACTAGATTGTCCCTTCCATACCCAAAAGAGTTGCACTGTATTGAAAAAGGTAAGTCTCTTATTGACTACTCTTTTGATCTCTTTAAAGACTATGGTAGAAGAGATGTGGAGTTTGTGATCACTCTTACGGAAGACAAGACAGACATCATTAGATATCTAAGTAAGTATAAGGAAAGGTTCAATATCAGTTTTACTTTCTTTAATCCGAAAGAAACTGAATACACAGGGTCAATTAAGAGTGCAAAACACCTGTTTGGTGAAAAAAATGTTGTATTATTGCCTGATACATTCATGAAGATGAAGTCTCATGAGGATATTGTGCAACTTGTGAATGATAGTTTGTTTGAAACAGGGTTCACATTCTTCTACAAAAGGGAAAGATCTGAATTGATGTTGAGGACTAAAGGTGCATTGAGTATTGATGATGATAATTTAGTTCAGGAGTATGAGGATAAACCTCAGGAAAATACAAATAGATTTAATGCCTTCTGGACATCTTTTGCATTCAGGAAGAGAACCTTTGATGAGTGTATTGAGTTTATGGAGAAGTCAACATTGAGACATAAGGTTCTTGTTGATGAGATTAAAGAGACACCAATCTACAGATCAAAGGCTATTGAGGTGGATAAATACGTTGATCTGGGCACTTGGCCAGAGATTTATAAATTCTTAAATGAAAATTATAACTGATTGTGATGGTGTTTTACTAGATTGGGCATACGCATTTGATGTATGGATGGGTGAACATGGTCACAAGAGACTAAAAAATACTGACCAGTATTATGGTCAAGACCTCAGGTATGGTATATCCATGGAGGAATCAATTCGATACATTCGAGATTTTAACGAGTCTGGATGTGTCGGATTCATTCCTGCATATAAAGATTCAGTTGAGTATGTGACTAAACTAAACAAATTAGGGTATAGGTTTGAGGTGATTAGTTGTTTAGCACAGGACAAATACTCTCAAAAACTGAGAGAGAAAAACTTGAGACATCTATTTGGTGATGTATTTGATTTTATTGACTGTAGTTTGTCCTTCACTGGTGGTAAGTATGACTATCTGAGGAACAAATATGATGGAAATAACTATATGTGGATTGAAGACTCTATCTCACATGCTGATTCAGGACAAAGAGTAGGACTGAGAAGTGTTCTAATGAATCACTCCTACAACCAGGAATGGGAAGGAGAGAGAGTTAACAATTGGAAAGAAATCTTTGAATTAATTACAAATGACAACCCCACACATTGAAGCACAACCAGGTGACTATGCGGAAACAGTTCTACTACCTGGTGATCCACTAAGAGCAAAATACATATCAGAGTATTTTGATGATGCAAAACAAGTTAATGGTGTCAGAGGATGTTATGGATACACTGGATATCATAAAGGAAAGAAAATCTCAGTCCAAGCTAGTGGTATGGGACATGCCAGTCTTGGAATTTATGTTCATGAATTGTATAGTTTCTATGGTGTCAAGAACATTATTCGAGTAGGAACATGTGGTGGCATCTCTCCTAATGTAAAGGTAGGAGACATTGTTGTCGCTATGTCTTCCTTCACGGACAGTGCAGTGAATTTTAATCTGACACCTGGATTTAGTTTTGCACCGACAGCTGATTGGAATTTATTAAAGAGATTCACTGATCAGAACCCAGACGCACACGTTGGTCCTGTATGTTCTAACGATTATTTCTATCAACCAAATCAAGATTGGTGGAAATCTCTAAGAGATGTCGGAGTTCTTGGCGTTGACATGGAAACTGCTATGCTTTATAGTATTGCCATGAGACTGTCTAAGTCTGCACTAGTGGTAAATCAAGTTTCAGATCATCTCTCTGGTAACGGGGAAAATTATACCCCCGAACAAAGAGAACGAGGAGTTACAAAATTAATTGAGAAAGTTTTAAATGTTTGTAGTACCCTGTAAATACGTTCCTAACTCTCCAGTTAGAGAGTGTGTGGAATCTATTGTAAAACATCATCCAGAACAAAAGATTTTGGTGGTGGATTCATTCTCTGATGATGACTCATATCTTCAGGAACTGAAATCTATTCCTCAAGTCATTATTCATGACGAGAAGAATAATCAGTATCCTATCGGTGCTTGGTTAAAGGCAGTTAGAAGTTATCCCAATGAGGATGTCTATGTCATGGTTCACGATAGTTGTGTTATCAATTCACCTCTGACTAAGTTTATTGAGGGAGAAGGTGAATCCTATGTCTTCAAATACTTCTGGGATAGAATTCAAGCCAGTGGTTATATGAGTGGATTTATTTCTTACTATGATGACATTCTGAACAATACCAAGTATCGGAAACCAGACTACCATGAGAAGATCTATGGTGCATCATATCAAATGTTCATCATGAAAAACTCTATGGTAAAAAGAGTCCTAGATAGTGGAGTATTTGATGATGATCATTTCTACCTTAAGACAAAGACACATGATAATGTGTGGGAAAGGCTCTTAGGTATCATTATGTCACAGGAAGGTTGTTGTCCTAGTAAATATAACCTTTCTGGTATTCATAATAACACTGGTCTTCACGAAATGGATACTGAATACTATACTAAGTTTAGTTTGGACAGACGATGAAGATTGCAGTTTTAGGATCAAGTGGTCAGATTGGAGCTTATCTGACTGAGTATCTTCGTGGTAAAGATCATGAAGTGTTTGAGTATGATATTGCCAATACTGAGGATCAGGATCTCACAAAGATTCCTAACCTAGGATTGGAACATATCATTAAGGCTTCTGATTTTGTATTCTTCCTTGCATTTGATGTAGGTGGATCACGATATCTGAAGAAGTATCAACATACATTCAAATTCCTTGATAACAATACAAGGATGATGGCAAGTGTATTTGGTCTTCTTGAGAAACACAACAAACGATTTGTGTTTGCTTCATCTCAGATGAGTAACATGAGTTACTCTCCTTACGGTGTGGCAAAGAGAGTTGGAGAACTATACACCAAGTCACTGAATGGTTTGGTTGTTAAGTTCTGGAATGTCTATGGTATTGAGAAAGACATGGACAAAGCTCATGTCATCACTGACTTCATCCGTAAAGGGTTTGAAGAGACAGAGTTTGAGATGATGACTGATGGTACAGAAGAACGACAGTTCCTATATGCTGAGGATTGTTGTGAAGGTCTAGAAACAATTATGGAAAATTACACAGATTTCAAACCAGAAGATCCTCTCCATATCACTTCATTTAGATCTACTTCAATTAAAGAAGTTGCTGAAACTATCCAAGGTCAGTTTAATCTCATCGGTAAATATGATGTTAAGATCAAACCTGGTCTTGCTAAAGACAGTGTTCAGATGGACAAGAGGAATACTGCAGACACATTCATTCTTGACTGGTGGGTTCCTAAAACCACAATTGATGTGGGTATCAAAAAAGTATTCGACGAAATGAGGAAACACTATGAAACTAATTGACGTATTTAATCTCTCTCACGAACCAATTGAACTGCTTGAGATGAGACTGAGGATCGTGTATCCTTATGTTGATCTCATTTGTATCAATGAAAACGCTGTTACCTACACAGGTATCGAACGTGAGATGCAGTTTGAGAAGTATAAGGAACGTCTTGCACCTTTCATGGACAAGATTGTTCATCGTGTCATTGACATTCGTGAGAGAAATATTGGTGACTGGAAGAACTTTAAACAAGAGTATCATACCAACAGGTGGAAGGTTCATCCCGCACGTCCAGCGACTGTTAACCTTCCTGAGAGGTGGCAACGGTCGATGTATGGACGTGATTGTCTGATTGAAACACCTCTGGAGGTAGCATCTGACGAAGATATTATCATTCAAAGTGACTTGGATGAGATTCCTAATCCTGAATTCTTGAAACAAGCTAAGGAAATTGTTCAAGATGGATTCATGTATACTTGTATTCAGAAGTTTTACATGTGTCATGTCAACCGTATTCAGACCGATAAGGGTAAGGATGTTGATGATTGGAGAGGTTCACAGTTCTGTACCTTCAAATACCTGAAGGAACACGGTGGTTTCAATGACTGTCGTAATCTCCCACATGAGGATGAATTTGTTGTTGACAACGGTGGTTGGCACTTCAGTTTCCTTGGTGGAGAGGATAAAATCAAACAGAAACTCAATGGATACGGTCACCAGGAACACAATAATGATGCCGTAAAGAACAATATTGGTTCTAATATCACTGGTAACCAGGATATTCTTGGTAGAGGATGGATGGGAACACGGATTGTTCCCTTGGATGATGATCTCCCTGAAGAGATTGTTAAAAATCAGGACAAGTACAAGGAGTTTATTGCATGATTACGTCTGAAATTTACTATGGTTCTGGTATTGGAAACCAGATTTGGCACTACATCGTCACCAGATTGATTGCTGAAAGGAATGGATATTCCTACGGAATCATGGGAAAGGACAGATGGAAAGGTCAAGCATTCATGCCGATTGACTTCGGTGAAGAGGTAATCGGTGGGTCTGGTCCTGAGGGAGGACCCCCTGAGTCCCTCCCAGAAGGGATTACAAACTACTATAAAGAGCACTTTCGTCGTCATCCTGTGACTAATGGAAACGTTGGTCTTCCCGACCCCTATCTTTTGAACGTTCCTGATGGTACAAAGATTGAAGGAACGATGCAACGGATGTCCTATATTGAGGAACACCGCGAACGTATCTGTGATTGGTTGTCTTATGATGAAAGTCTCAAGTTTCCTGAGTATACTCACGGAGATTGTTGTGTCATTCAGTTCCGTGGTGGTGATTACCTGACTGGTAACTCTGCACTCCCACCTCGTTACTATGAGATGGCAATGGACAATATGAGGAGTCTCACTAACAACGGGAACCTCAAGTTCTATGTGGTTACAGATGATCCAACTAACGCCAAGAAGTATATTCCTGATGGTGAAGTGATTGGTTCAGCTATTTCTGATGAGAAAGATCCATATCAGGGTAGTATTGGGTGGTATAAGTATCCTGGTGGACCTATCGGTATTGACTATGCTATTCTCAATCAGGCAGAGAATGTCATCGTTAGTTCATCTACCTTTGGTTTCTTCCCCGCCTGGACTAACAGAAACGCAGAGAATGTAATCGCACCCAAGTATTGGTTCGACTGGAATACTTCTAATGGATGGTGGAGACCATCTGAATCTATCGTAGATGACTGGCTTTGGATGGATAGGGACGGTGGTCTAGACAATGGTCCAGACTGTAGAGAGCAGTTTGAACAGTACAAAGAGAACAATCCACTTTATGAGTTATGATTAAAATTTATACCTTGTCAGACAAAAGACCTGACTTCATTAAATTACAATATGAGACTATCAAAAAATATGTTACTGATGATTATGAATACATTGTCATCAATAATGCTGTAGATAGTGAGGAGAGGTCTGCTGAGATTGATAGAGTCTGTGAAGAAATTGGAGTTGAATCTCTGAGGGTTGTACTTGACCCCTCAATGAGAGTACTTGATGGTATAACACAATTTACAGGTAATCGATATCCCAATCCTAATTTGGCATGTGCCTACCCCACTGAGTGGGTTTGGCGTAACTACATGACCAAACACGATGACATCGTTGTCAATATTGACTCGGACATGTTCCTTATTAAGGAAGTCAGTTTCAGAGAGATGTTAGGTGACAATAACTTTGGTATTGTTCATGCCTATAGGAACTGGCATAAAGTTCACTATCCTTGGAATGGTTTCTTCATTGCTGACATTCCTAATATGCCTCATCCAGAGGAAATGAATTGGAATTGTGCTAATGTTAATGGAACAGAAGTTGATGTTGGTGGTCAAGGTCACTTCTATCTTGAGAAATATCAGGAAGAGTTGAAACTACTGAACATTGAACAATGGGGTGTTCTTGATGATAGAGCTAAAAACATTGAAGTTAACATCAATGGTTGTGCCCAATTCTTCATTAATCTTGAAGAGATGAGTATCGATGTCAGGAACAGACAAGCCACTGATTTCAATACCTTTGACCACCAAGAACCTAGAGAGAACTATTGGGATTACTTCTCTGAAAACTTCATTGATATTATCAATGAGACAAAGAAGTATGGATTCCCCAAACCAACCTTCATAGACTTCCTAAAATTGGAAAAGGATGATACAATTAAAGAGTCATTCATCTTCCACTACAAAGCTGGAAGTAACTATATGCCTTGGGCTAATGACACCTACAACTCAGCCAAAACTGAGGCTTTCACTAAACTTTTGAGTGGGAACGTTTTCAATGATTGATTTACCTGACGTAACACTTATTTGTGTTTCCAGTGTAAACTTTGAACAAACCCTGTATGCTTTCCGTAAAAGTATGAAGGGTATCAATTTTGGTGCTGTCAAACTTGTATCTGATCAGGACCGTCCTGATTTTGAACAGTATGGTATCACTGTGGAGAAGTGTCCAAAGATTACATCGATTGATGAATACAGCCACTACATGATCTATGAACTTCATAAACATGTAGATACTACACATTGTATTACTATTCAAGGTGACGGGTTCATCATTAATCCTGATAAGTGGGATCCTTTCTGGTTGGAGTTTGATTACATTGGAGCTCCTTGGGAATACTCTGATGGAGCATACATTGACCCATGGGGAGGACACCAACGTGTTGGCAATGGTGGATTTACTCTTCGTTCTAAGAAACTCTTAGAGGTTCCACAACATGCATACGTTCATTTTGATGTGAACTGGGGTGACTTCTACAAACACATGAATGCCAATAATACGGCAGAGGACGGATGTATCTGTGTCCACAACAGACATATATACGAGGTGTTAGGTTGTAAGTTTGCCCCTGTCACAGTAGCTGCCAGGTTCGCACACGAAAAACCAGTCCCAGAAACACGGGGTATCACACCCTTTGGATTCCATTATCATCTTCCCGCGGGAACAGTTTTATGAAGATTATTATTTGGGGACATTACCCCATCCATACATCAACACATGGATATATTCACGACACATATTACAAGACCTTTAAAAGTTTAGGTCATGATGTAATATGGGTCTCTAATGAACCACACAATCTGGATTACACTGATGCTGTATTCTTTGTAGAAGACTCTCAGAAGTCTCATATGCCAGTCAGAAAAGACTGTAAATATATCACTCACCATGTTGATACGAAGTATTTTACTGACCGTGGTGTTCCTTATGAGAATGTATTAAAACTGGGTAATTGTATCCGCAATACAGTTCACTTTGAAAAGATTGAAGACCTCTGCCACTGGGACGAATCAACTAGAACTCTTTATCAAACCTGGGGTACTGACCTTCTACCTGAAGAGATCAATGTCGATGACTATGTGAGGTTTGATGCATCGAAAAAAGACATTCACTATGTCGGTATGATGTATGAGCAGGGTCCGTATTGGATTCAATACTTTGCATACTGTGCCGAACAAGAAGGTAAGGAAATTCAACTATATACTCAATCAATTGAACATTCAGAGAATCGTAGATTGATTCGTGACTCCTATATCTGTCCAGATTTCAGGAGTGATTGGCATCTTCAGTGTGGTTATATTCCCTGTCGTATTCAAAAGAACATCAGTTATGGTAGAGTGACTGGTACAAACTCACCATTCATCAAAGAAGCCTTTGGTGATTATGTGGTGTTCGGTGGTACTCCAGAGACTCTCTACAATAACCTTGTTCAAGCAGAAAAAGGTGTAGGTGGCGGCATCAATATGAGAGAAGCCATGCAGTTCATCAAGGACAAACATACTTACGTCAACCGTGTCAATAACATTTTGAAATTCTTATGACTATTCTCGATAAAGAACAAATTGATAAAATTGATCTATCTTATGCAAAAGAGTTATCTGTAAAAAATGGACTAAACTTTGATAGAGAATCTGGGGAAGAAGCATACAAAGTGTATGCATTTTTGAGTACAACATTTGATAATGGAATCATTTTAGATGTTGGAACCAGGTTTGGTAACTCTGCACTTTCATTGTCCTATAATGAAAGTAATCAAGTAATCAGTTATAATATTGTTGAAGAGGGAGCATCTGATATTTCGAGAGATAATATCACTTGGAAACTCATGGATTTCCGAGAAGATGAAACCATCGATTTTGACAAAGTAAATATGATTTTGATTGATGTTGACCCCCATGATGGCAAACAAGAACCAGAGATGGTAGAATATCTAAGAGAAAAAGGATGGAGTGGTATTCTTTTATTGGATGACATTCATAAGGATAATAAGATGGAGAATTGGTGGTATACATTTGATGAAGAACAAAGAGTAGATATCACTGAAGTTGGACATATTACTGGTACTGGACTTGTGGAGTTTGAATAATGATTGGATTTAATCACCTAGGTGTAATTGGACGTTTGGGTAACCAGATGTTCCAATATGCAGCTCTTAGAGGTATTGCAGACGAACATGGATATGAGTTCATCATTCCTGAGAGTAGTTTTCAGGATGAGTGGAATGACCATCAGTTGTTTGATGCATTCAAACTTCCTCATCTCAAAAATAGAGGAAAAGTAGTTGATCAATATCTTCAAGAACGTCAGTTCAATTATGATGAAAAACTATTCTATCAGTGTCCTGATGATGTGAGTCTTCATGGATACTTTCAGACAGAGAGATATTTCTTAAACATCTCTGACTCTATCAAGGAAGACTTCACATTCCATGATGAGACTTTAGAGAACTGTAAGGAAGTTATGGATTCGATGGATAATCCTATCTCTCTTCATGTTCGTCGTACAGACTATGTGGAGAAGTCTCAAGACCACCCACCCTGTAGTCTTGATTACTACAAAGAGGCACTCACTCACTTTGATGATGATCGTCAGGTAATTATCTTCACTGATGATATCCCCTGGTGTAAGAGTCAAGAACTCTTCTCTGGTGATAGGTTTCTTATCTCTGAGACTGAGGACAATGTCTATGACCTGTGTTTGATGACTATGTGTAAGGGACATATCATTGCTAACTCTTCCTTCTCCTGGTGGGGTGCATGGTTAGCAGAAAGCGAAAAGGTTATTGCTCCTAAGAGATGGTTCGGAACCACTGGATATACGGCAAAGAACAACACCGAAGACATCGTTCCTGATCGTTGGATTAAAATATGAGTCCTACTATCTCAATTGCAATTCCCACATATGAGATGAAAGGTGCTGGTCCCCAGTACCTTTTTCATCTGCTTGAGAATATTAGAAGTCAGAAGTTTACAGACTTTGAAGTTTGTGTCTCAGACCACTCCGAGAATGATGATATACTTGATGTATGTTCAGATTTTGCAAACTATTTCCCAATTCAATATTTTAAGAATAAAGAAAAGAGAGGTAATGGTCCAGCCAATACAAACTCTGTGGTGGAAATGTGTGAAGGTAAAATTACTAAACTCATCTTTCAAGATGACCTGATCGTTGATCCATATGCACTCACCAAAATTCATCATGCATATAAGACAACTAAATGTAACTGGTGTTTCAATGGTTTTGCACACACCACAGATGGTGTTAGACATCACAGAATGATGGTTCCACGATGGACCGACATGATGTTGGAGGGTAGAAACCTATTGGGTAGTCCCTCTTGTGTGTCATTCTTGACTGATAAGTTCGTAGGTTTTGATGAAGAGTTGGTCCTCTTGATGGATACTGACTTTTATCATAGAATGCGTTATAATCATGGCATGCCACATATCCTCGAAGATATTTTGACATCTAATCGGGAACACGACAATCGTGTGAGTTCATCTGGTGTTCAATATGACGCTAGAATTGAACATCCCGAAGGTCCATGGTTGGTAAATCAGAAAGAATTAGAGTACGTTTTGGAGAAGAACAAAGACACAAGGGAGTATCCAGATGAAACATGATTTAACTAAAGCAACTTTTATTATTCCAATCAAGATTGAGTCAGATGACAGATTGAGGAATGTGATTACTTCTATCTGTTTTCTGTTAGATAATTTTGACACCACTGTGATGGTGAAAGAAGTTGATGAACAGTCTAGATTTGTGACAGAAGCTCTACCACAGATTCTTGAGTTCTGTGATAACATCGATGGTCTTCTACATTCATTTGAACATAGTACTGCTCCATCATTTCATCGACAAAGAGTTCTCAATGATATGATCATGGAGGCTAAAACTGATATTGTTGTCAACTATGACTGTGATATCCTCCTCCCTGTAGAGTCTTATTTGAGTGCATACAACAGTATACTTAACAAAGAGGCTGACGTTGTCTATCCATATGGTGATGGTGAGTATCAATATCGTGTGATGGCTAATGATGAACTAGTATCTGACTTTCTAAACAATGACTTTGATCTTTCGATTCTAGAAAAGAAGTCTACTAAGTATGATGCTAAGTATGGTTTTTGTCAGTTCTTCAATCGTGATGTTTACATTGAAGGTGGTCTAGAGAACGAGAATTTCGTTGCATATGCCCCTGAGGATGTTGAAAGATTTTACAGATTCACTACACTAGGTTATACTATTGGTAGGATAAACACATATGTTTATCACTTAGAACATGAGAGAACTCCCAACTCTTGGTTCACTAACCCCCACATGAATGAGAACAATGTTGAGTGGGAGAAAGTCCAAAAAATGGATAAAGAAACACTCAAAGAGTACATTACTACCCGAGACTATTACAAACAACGTATCGATGGACAGGAACAAGTCAGTATTTAAACTCAAGGACATTGGTCCTATCTATTGTATCAATCTTGATGGACAACCTGAGAGATGGAAGTTCATGGAGGATCAGTTCAAGTATTGGGAGATTGAGAACTACACCCGTGTGTCCGCGTATGACGGTCGAGAAGATGACCTAGGGGACATTCTGAAGGGTCGTTATCCTGATATGATGACATCTGGTGAGGTTGGTTGTACAACTTCTCACCTAAAGGCCATCCGTCACTTCGTAGAGGAGACTGATGAACCATATGCCATCATGATGGAAGACGACTGCAGTCTTGATCTTGTAAGGTATTGGAACTTTACTTGGAAAGACTTCTATGGTAGAATTCCATACGATTGGGACGTTGTCCAAATCTCAATCATCTGTACTGGTGACATTCACATCAAGATCCATAAACGGTTCGTGAATGAATTCTCTACAGCATGTTATCTAATCACTAGACATCATGCCACGAAGCTCCTGAAGCTTCACACTAGAGGAGACAAGTACAAACTGGACAATGGTGTTCGTCCGAGACCTGTGGCTGATGACCTCATCTACAACTCTGGTAACACCTACTCTATTCCCCTCCTTCTGTATCGTACAGAACTGGGGTCTAGTATCCACCCCGACCATGTTGATGCATTCCATAAAGGAAATTACAATGCACAGTTCAACTTCTGGTCCAACATGGGAGCACAAAAGACCATCGAAGAACTGATGGATTATGACCCATACCTTGGACGAGTAGTGGAACCCTCACAACAGTTGACAGAAAGTCAGGGTTGAGGTAGTATAAATACTTAACCTTTTGTCATAATATAACAAAAGGTAACAACGGGGAGTTGTCGATTCTCCTTTCATCTGCGGGTAACCATTCCGCAAGTAAACAAACGAGGTAAAACAAATGATCAAATCTGTATTCGCAGCAACTGCTGCTCTGTCTATGTCCGCAGGCGCTGCCCTTGCAGGTCCATACGTTAACGTCGAAACCAATGCTGGTTGGACTGGTGCTGATTACACTGGTGCTACCACCGACCTGCACGTAGGCTACGAAGGAGCCCTGGGAGAAAACGGTTCCTACTACGTCCAAGGTGGTGCTAGCCTGGTCAGTCCTGACGGTGGCGACACTGACACCGTCCCTTCAGGTAAAGCTGGTCTCGGTTTCGCTCTGTCCGACGCCCTTGGAGCCTATGGTGAAGTCTCCTTCATCGGATCTGGCGACGACGACATCGATCGTGGCTATGGCGCTAAAATCGGTCTGAAGTATAACTTCTGATTTTGATTCCATAACAAATCAGACTCCCTTCGGGGGGTCTTTTTTAATGCTTAGTTAAGGGTGGTAAAATTTAGATTAACCCGTGCTACATATTGAGGTTTGTCCTACAAAACATCAACTTAACTTGATCTTAAATACAGGATTACAAAGTGCTGTTATAATAATCAAGTCTTTAACGGACAAATCGGTAAACATTACTCAAAGAAAAATGAAAGCAATCGCTCTTGCCGCACTGGCAATGTCTGCCCTGGCGACACCTGCCCTTGCAGGACCCTATGTAGAGTCCAAGCACGAATTCAAAGGAACTGATGAAGACTTCTCCAAGCAAGTTCATCAGGGTCGTGTTGGATATGAATGGAAACTTGGTAAAGCAACTCCTTATGTTGAAGGTGGTTTCGGTGTGGCCACTCCTGATGGTGGCGAAAATGAATCCTTTACCGCTCTAGAAATTGGTAGTAAGTATAAGATCACTGATAGTTTCTCTGCTTATGCTAAGTATGAGAACATCTTCCAAGAGGATGAAACCCGTGATTGGAAAGTTGAACTCGGCACCAAGTATAAGTTCTGATAGGATATAAATGAAACTCAAAGCACTTGTAGCAGTTGTTGCTGCTACCCCCCTAATGGTTGCCTGTGGTTCTAATCAAACTGCAGAGGTTAAAGAACCATTCAAACTGAATGGAGCAGGGGCATCGTTCCCTGCCATGTTGTATCAGAACTGGACGCAATCTTTTGCTAAAGATACTGGCAACCAAGTCAACTACCAAGCAGTTGGTTCTGGTGCTGGTGTCCGTCAGTTCAAAGCTAAGACTGTTGACTTCGGTGCCAGCGACGGTGCTGTCGCTGACGCCAAGCAACCCCCCGAAGGTATGGTTCACATCCCCATGACTGGTGGTGCTATCGTTCCTACCTACAACTATCCTGGTTGTGAAGTCAAGATGACTCAGACCGAACTTGCTGATGTATTCCTCGGCAAGATCACTAACTGGTCTGCTTTTGGTTGTGCTGATAAGCGTATCACTACTGTTCATCGTTCTGATGGTAGTGGCACCACCAAAGGTTTCACTAACTCCCTCTCTGCATTTTCTCCTGAGTGGAAGAAGACGGTTGGTACAGGTAAGGCAGTGAAGTGGCCTGTTGGTGTTGGCGCTAAGGGTAACTCTGGTGTTGCTGCCCAGATTACCAACACTTCTGGTTCTATTGGTTATGTAAACTATGGTTATGTGAAGGGTGACCTGCAACAGGTTGCCATTCAGAACAAAGCAGGAAACTTTGTAAAAGCATCTGCTGAGACTGCTTCTGCTGGTCTTGGTGAAATCGTTCTTGACGATCAACTCCGTGGTGCTGATGCTAACCCTGCTGGTGCTAATGCCTATCCTATCGTCTCCTTGACTTGGATCCTGGCATACCCTGAGTATGAAAAGAATGAAGATGTGAAGACAATGCTTCGCTACATGTTGACACCTACTCAGCAACAGAAGGCAGACTCTCTTGGTTATGTTCCTCTCCCTGAGTCACTTCGTCAGAAAGCCCTGACAGCTGTTGAGAGTTTAAACTGAACTAAGTATAAATGACTACTAGACCCCCTTGACGGGGGTCTTTTTATGCTATATACTATGTAAAGAAACATTACAATAGGTAAATGACTGTAACAACTAACGAAAGGGGACAACAAAACCTCTTCGCTAAGGAACCACAGATGTACATCTCAAAGACAGACGCTGAGCGTTATGGCTATGAGTCCTACGCTGAAAAAGCAGAGAAGCTCAATGGACGTACTGCTATGCTTGGATTTGTTGCTGCTGTTATCTCTTATACTTTCAGTGGTAGTGTATTTTTCTTTGGAGCGTTCGGATTCTGATGGCTGAACTGATTACTTATTATGTGATTGCAGGTGCTCTTATTATTGGAGCTCCAGCTATTTTCTTCCTCATCGCCTTTATGCCTGCACTACAGAACACTAAGGGTCGTATGATAGGGTACAAAGACCACAAAACCTATGGTGACTCATCCATCTATGAGAACACCAAAGGTGACAATACCAAGTTTTATCTCGAACTAGGAACTTGACAATGACTTCACTCTTGTTTACAATGACATCTATCGCCTTCTTTGTTTTGTTGGCGTACTCTGTAGAACAATTATCTGAAACTTACTGAATTAAATGGCCTATACTGTTACACTTCAAACTCCTGACGGAACTCAAACTATCCAGTGTGAGGACGATCAATACATTCTGGACGCAGCTGAGGAAGCTGGTGTTGATATCTCATACTCCTGTCGTGCTGGAGCTTGTTCCTCCTGTGCAGGTAAGTTGATCACTGGAACAGTTGACAACTCTGACCAATCTTTCCTGGATGATGAACAAGTTGAAGAAGGATGGATTCTGACTTGTGTGGCTTACCCAACATCAGATTGCACTATTCTTACCGAACAAGAGGAGAACCTCTAAATATGGCACTACTCACATTGGCTGTAATCCTCATAGCAACTTTTGCTGGAGCAGCAATGATGACACAACCAGGAGAAGAGTAATGACAAACCCTAACGCCCTTTGGGAAGACATTCAGAAGCTCGACGATTTGTATGAAGAGTTACTGTGGGATCCTGACGATGAGTTACAATTTACTCACGATGGTGAAAAAGTTATCATCATTAATAAAACACAACAGGAACGCAAATGAAGTTTCTAATGTTTACCAAGGAATCTTGTGGTCCTTGTGGTCTCGTAAAGAAATACATTAGAACTCTCAATGACGAGAGATCTAAGATCATTGAAGAAGTCTTTTTAGAGGACTTCAGTGATACTCCAATCCCTCAAGAAAATCTTGACTTAGCAAAGAAGTATGGAGTCACAGCAACTCCAGTCTTGGTTATTACAGATTCTGAGGGTATTGAACTTGAGAAAAAGATAGGTGGTTTGAACATCACCCAATCTATTAGAAAGTTATACGACAAATATGGTATTACCTAAATGGTTTGAACAGACATCGGATCTTCCATACGATCGTCACACCTACAAGGTCTACACCCAAACGGGTTCGACTCATATACTTGGTGATTACATGGAAGTCCAGGCTCTCTGGTTTCAACAAGGTAAAATCCTCTCACATGTAGAGGTTCTAGATAAAAACAACAAAGGATTTAAGGAGAAAACAAATGAACGAAAACGCAGAAAGAATTAACGGATGGGCAGCCATGATCGGTGTTATCGCCGCCATGGGTTCATACGCAACCACAGGTCAAATCATCCCAGGTATCTGGTGATTGATACACTAGTCATAGTATTATCGTTCTTAGGTGGCTTTGCTTTGACAGCCGCATTGATGAACGATACAGATGATGATGATAATATGGACGGTGGGATGATGATCCCAGCATATCAGGGGACCCGATAGGGTCCCTTTTTTTCTAAATAGATTTGCCCTTGCTGGTGACTCATGCCCGAAGAAGTAAAGAAGGAAGAGGAAAAGAAGAAAGGTCCTCTTGGTAGGCTTAAAGATAAAGTTGAGGATGCTGACGAACAGTTAGCAGTCCTCAGCACTCTAGTAAGACTAGGTATTTTGGTTTGGTCTGGGGGTATTCTTACTCTTAACTATGTGACCATCCCTGGATTGCCACAGCAGAAGATCGATCCGACATTCATAGCCTCCGTCTTTACTGGCGTTTTGGCTACGTTCGGGGTCCAGACGGCAAAGAAGTCTGGTGATGGCACGATGAAGATGAACGGTGCTAATGGTGCCGCTGCTGGTGGAATCACCAAGGCAGACCTTGAGAAATTGATTGCTGCAGCAAAGGAAACTGCTCCTGCTCAAACCATTAGAGTTGAGACAGCACCAATCAAAGTCGTAACCGATTCAGAACAACCTCCATACAAGATGTGATATGAAACCTTACCTCAAGTGGACTGCCATTAGTCTTGGTAGCATAGTAGCAATCGCACACATCGGTGTGTTGGGACATTTGGTCAGACGAGAACCTGATAGATTTCAGGTTCCGACTATTAATATCCCACGCGGCACTCCATATTCCTCTTATAAGATAAAGGCAGGTAAGGACGGATATACAATTGAATATAAAGCAAATGATCCTGCTATTCTTGAGTCTCAGAGATCACTAAGTCTTGACAAAGACAAGAAAGGATTGTTTGGTGGTGGAACTGAGAAAAGAAGAGAATGGAGAACTGATCAATACACTGCTGAAGGTGTGAGGAACATAGGAGGTGCCGCAGTAGACGGCGAGGGAAAGAGTGCAAAAGACATAGAGTGCATCGTGGCGGACGCTGGAGCACGGTCACAAGGTGCGATGGCAGGTAGTGCTATCACCACTGGTTTAGTTGCTCCTGCCGTAATGAACATACCTTATATTGGATGGTTAGCTGCTGGGTGGGCAACACTCCTAGGAAACAATATTGGTTCTGAAATTGGTTCAGAAGTTGGTAGTGCATTTAACGATTGTTGATGGAGAAGGATGCAATAAATCTAACTTTAGTTCATGAGTGGATGACGGTATATGATGCTAAACTTCTACTCCATGATTACTATATGAAGGTAAGATCTCATAAAAAATATGGTGGATGGAAGACAGTTAAAACACTAATGAATATTGCCTACGGTAATTTTCAAAGAGACTCTGAAAAAAACTTACGAGCAAGAATAGATCTGATTAAATCCAAATTATAATCTAAATATTTAAGTGAGGAAGTCAAAACAAATTCAAGATACGGGGATATAAGAAAGATATAGATACTGTAGTTGCGTAAACTTTATGAAGTTTATTTTCGCATTCATCGCTACACTATTTCTTGCTGCTCCTGCATGGGCAGTTGATGTTCAGATGGGATCTGGAGGAAATCTAGTATTTGATCCTGCTGAAGTCACAATTAGTGCTGGCGAATCAGTTCATTTTGTTAACAATATGCTTCCACCACACAATGTAATCGTGGAAGATCATCCAGAATTAGGTCATGAAGCCCTGGCAATGTTGCCAGGTGAAGACTTTGAAGTTGCATTCCCAGAAGCAGGTGACTATACTTATTGGTGTGGTCCTCACAAAGGAGCAGGAATGATCGGAACAGTACATGTTCAATAAGATTAAGGAGTGGGGGAAAACTCCCCCTCCTCCAGATTGGGTTACAAAAGAAGAAGTTCAGGAGATGATTAATGATGCTATTCGACAACATAATCGTAATGCTTCTATTATCAGTTTCTTTGTCGGGTGGATTATTCTCGCTTTATTTTCTGAGGGTCTACTCAGGTTGCTCGGAATTATTCCACCACTAACTCCTTGGTTAGATTTAAGTTTAAAATAGAGGTACAATGAGAGTAGGTTTAATCGGTCTCGGAAGGATGGGAGAAGGTATGTCCCGTCGTATGATGAAAGAGGGTATTGATGTCTACGGATACAGAAGAAACTTCGCCAAAGCTCAAGAAGCAGAAGCCAGTGGGTATATTACTAAGGCTGCAACTTCTTTTCAAGACTTGGTTCATCTAGTCAGTTATGATGATTATGACCACAAAATTCCTGGTGTATATCAACTTGTCATTCCAGCAGAACTAGTAGAGGAAACCATCAATGAGCTATTACCATTACTTAGTTCTGGAGATATTATTATTGATCATGGCAATTCCAATTTTAAGGACTCGCGCAGGAGAGCCGAGTATCTGGAGAAATTGGGCATCCAATATATTGATTGCGGTACTAGTGGTGGAGTTTATGGTCTGGACCGTGGATACTGTCTTATGGTTGGTGGTGCAAATACTGCAGTATCCGTCTGTTCTCCTATCTTTAGAGCACTCGCACCAGGTATCGGGAGTGCTCCAAGAACTGACCCTATGAGTCATGCCACTAGTGCTGAATATGGTTGGTTACATTGTGGTGGTCCAGGAGCTGGACACTTTGTAAAAATGGTCCATAATGGAGTGGAGTATGGAATCATGCAAGCCTACGCCGAGGGCTTTAATATCCTGCATGAAGCTAATGCTGGGTCGGCTTACGTTAAGGAGGGCGATGCTGAGGTGGCTCCGATGGAGAATCCGAAAGATTATTGTTATGACATTAACGTTGCTGAGGTGGCTGAGTTATGGCGTCGTGGTTCTGTGGTTGGGTCTTGGTTACTTGATCTTACCGCTGATGTACTACGGAATGATCGAGAGCTTAGCAAGTTCGGTGGGGGAGTTAGCGATAGTGGTGAGGGTCGTTGGACTGTCCACACTGCTGTGGATCTTGGTGTACCCGCACCTGTTATATCTACTGCCCTCTTTGAACGATTCAATTCAAGAAGACTAGGTGAATTTGCAAATCGTGTCTTAAATGGAATGAGATATATGTTCGGGGGACACCATGTTCGCTGATGTCCTTAGAGTCTTGGCAATACCCTTTGTTCTATCCACGATATATTTCGGGATACGAAAAGGTGAAAATAATTACTACGAAACAGACAAGTACAAAGGAAATGGAACAGCCCACTAGAACACTAGTAATCTTTGGAGCTACGGGAGATCTCTGTCGTAGAAAACTGATTCCAGCACTGGAGACTCTCGATAGGAAAGGTCTACTTCCAGATAACTTCAAGATTATTGGTGCATCACGATCTGACCACACTCGTCAGAGTTGGTTGGAGAGTCTTGGACGATACTATAAAGGTGAGTTCTCTGTCAAGATGGACTATCACCAGTGTGATTTGAGTGATGTTGATTCTCTTAGATCTATTCCTCAGTCTGACGACATGACATACTTTCTCTCAGTACCACCTGAGAGATATGGAGATGCAGTTCAAAATCTTAAGGAGGCAGGATTAGTCGATGACCCAGACAAAACTAGAGTCATTATTGAGAAACCTTTTGGGACCGATCTTCAATCTGCTGATCATCTACAATCTGTGGTTTCTGGATGTCTACGCGAGAAACAAGTATATCGCATTGATCATTATCTCGGTAAAGATACTGTTAATAATATCCTTGCTACTCGGTTTAGTAACACTCTTCTGGAACCCCTTTGGAATAGGAATTTTATAGAAGAGGTTCAGATCTTTGCCACTGAGACTATCGGTTGTGATGGTCGTTCACAATACTATGAGACAGCTGGTGCTGTTCGTGACATGTTACAGAATCACATGTTACAGATTTTGGCATTGATAACCATGGAAGCACCCTGTAAGAACAACGCAAAAGAAATCAGGAGAGAGAAAGTCAAAGTTCTCTCTGCTGCTCGTTTAGGGGAGAAACTTATCTGTGGACAATACGACGGCTACCGCAATGAAGAGGGTGTTGATTTTAACAGTCACACTCCTACCTTCGTTGCTGGTGATATTTATGTTGATAACTGGCGTTGGAAGGGAGTTCCTTTTCACTTCATGACAGGCAAGAAGATGCCTTACACATGTGCTGAAGTTGTCATCAAACTGAAGGCACCACCACTACATCTCTATGAGGGTCACAAGTACAATGACCGTATCGTTATGAGGATTCAACCCAAACCTCATCTGGACATTCGTTTAGATATGAAAGCTCCTGGTCTTGAGGAGAAGGTTGAGACAGCTACACTTACACATTGGTACTCAAATGATGCCGTAGATGGATATGTCAAACTCTTTTATGATGCTCTAAGAGGTGATCAATCACACTTCGTTCACGCTGAGGAAGTATTAGAATCATGGAGGATTGTAGGTGATCTACTGTGTACTGGGACTGAGTGTCCTATCCGTACTGTGCCTTATGTTTATCGTGGTGGGTGGGGACCATCACACAAAGTAGATAACATCACAAATTGGGATTATCCAGCATGATGCATCAAGCAGGACATTTTGCTGCCTGGGTTCTAAATAATCCATGGACATGTGGATTTCTTGCCTGGTGTTTAGTCTTCGTTCCTATTTTGGGAATGTGGGCAGTCCACAAATACGGTTGGGAACATTGGGAACCATTTACCAAAAAACATAAATGAATTCAGACGAAAGAAGAGAGTTTTACAAAGGTCTCAGAGAGAGGATCCTCCAACTAAGGATGGGTCATCTCTTTGAGGAACCTTGTCCATTATATGAACCAGGATGGGAGGACGTGTCAAATTCTCCAGAGGATTGGCAAGACTTCTGGGAAGGTGATGGAATATGAAATATCAACTTACTCTGATTTTATGCCTGTCACCACTGGTTATTATCTACATAGTCATGAAGTTGGCTGTGTTGGCATCATCAGTTAATAGGGAATCCGAGTATGTCAAACGAGAACAATTTAGAAAACGAGGACCCTATTTGGAAAACCCATATGAAGATGTTGATGCAGAGGAAGAAGAGTATGGAAATCGCACAGACTATCGATGATGCTCTTCATCAATATTATGTGGTAGAACGCGGAGAGAAGGTTCCCAACTGGAGATATATAAAAGACGCCGACTGGTGGATTGACTATCTCAAATCACTAGGGATGGACCCTAGAAATCCATGAACCTTTTACTTCGTCCTCTAGAAAATATCAATGACCCTGTATGGAGTGTAATTATCTCCATTATTATACTTTTATGTGGTGTAAGTTATTATATTGTCTATATAATGCGTATGGCTTTCAATGAAATGAACGATGAGCGACCTGACGAATAAAGATGCTGAACAAGATTCTAAACTTGCTGTTTTGGAAAGCAGAGTAGAAAGTTTTAGAGAAAGAGTTATTAGTTTAGAGGAACGTATGAAAGAAGTTCCTCAAATGAATGAATTAGATGCATTCGCAAGTCGTATGGAAAAACAATATGATGATCTCAAAAATAGAGTCAGACAATTGGAACGTTGGGTATGGGGTGCCGCTGCAGTTATCGCAGTTGGTGCATTTGTGATAGGTATTGTAGCAAACGCACAGGAGGCAAATCATGGGAGCAATGGTTCCACCCAACAGGAAGAGTTGTTACAACTTCCGCGTAGTTGAGATCAATAGAGTTCTTGATGGAGACACGATTGATGTCACCATTGACCTTGGATTTGATCTTTATAAAAAAGAAAGAGTTAGAGTTGCTGGTGTAGACACTCCAGAGAAAAGAACCAAAGACCTAGAAGAAAAGGAATTGGGTTATGACGCAACCAACTGGCTCAAAGAGAAACTGGAAGGGGCGGTGGCTGGTGATGATGATCTTGTTATCCGTACTGAACTTGTTGGCGGTGTTGGCAAATATGGGCGTCTTCTTGGGTGGTTATACATTGGGGACGCAGATGTGTCGCTCAACGAACAAATGATTGAGGAAGGTTACGCTTGGGCATACGACGGAGGAACCAAACAAAAAGATTTTGAGGAACTTCGTGAAATTCGTAGAACACATGGAACTTTAACGGAGTAATCAAATGCAAAAAGTAATTAACGGTATCGCTTTATTCTCAGGTGTAGTGTCACTTGGACTTGTAGTTGGTGGTGGGTGGATTTATCTTGAGAAAGATAATCTGATTAATGGAGTGAAGACACAGATGATTAATGGTGTCACATCATCCATTCAAGAAATGCTTCCTGGTATGTTGGATGCAGCAATGCCAGATATTCCTGAGGTCCCCACTAAAACTGGTGGTGTAGTTCCTTTCTGATGGAGATAAAACAAATTGGTGTTGGGGATATTCAAATCAGATCTTTGAATATCCCACCAGTAATCACTCAGGGGTCCAACGTTTTTGATGCTCAAGTACCTGTCCCTGTAGTGGTTAATATTGGACTGCCAATTGTTGATGTTCCTGGATGTGTTGAGGCACACGAAACCAACAATCCCAAGAATAATCAGGTAAGTGGTGATGATCCAAAGGGAACAATAACTTTCTGTGATGCTGGAGTTCCAAACTTCAGTCCTATTCAGTATGAACCAGAACAGATGATCATCACTCGTCCTGCCCCCGTAGATACCAGGATGAAAGAGAAACCAGAAGCACCTAAACCAACAGAAGATTTACCAACACCACCTGCAGCAGAAGTTCCAAAGACTCCAGAGATAGAGTGTCCTACTCAGAAACAATTACTAGAGGAACCAGTTGGGTTTATCTTTGATGGTGGACGACAGAGAGTGACTGGTTACGAGTTACAGGGTAATCAGTGTGTCCGTCTAGTAGAAGATGTCAAGATATTAGAACAAGTTGTTAATGCCATTCCACCTGCAGGAGTAATCACAACTACAACAACAATTGCTGTAGTTGCGACTAGTTCTGCTCTTTTATCTAAACCCTTTGTTGACTTATTACTTAAGGTGGTCAAACCAACTGTCAAAAAAGTGATGAAGAAGATTGCTACTATCAGGGGGAAGGAACTAAAGGTCTTGTCTGTAGAGGAGCGCCGAGTTGAGCAGCGTCAGAGGAACTTGGCGATTCGGACTTTACGGGAGGCTTTGAAACCGAAGAAATAGAATGTGTATGATCTTTAATGTGAGTTACATTTTGAACCACGACATCAGCACAAATTTTATAATAAGGACTCCTTGGGTGGAAACTGATTCCTTTTTGAATTAATTCACCACAATTTTTTAACCTCGCGATCTCAAAATCTAATCTTTTATTGGCAGTGAGTTGTTGTTGCAATTCAATCTGTGTGGTTGCTGCCTTCTTACAAAGGTCTTGTAAGTTTTTATCTGTAGGTGTACTCCATGTCATAGAGAAACCTACACCTAGACTGTAGTTATCTTTCTGTCCAGTTCTTGTCTTTTTCCTGAAAAGAATATCTCCTGGGTTATCAATCAATCCATCATCATTTAGATCACTTACATCATACACAGGATCCATATAATATGGTTCATATGGTTTTGCTGCTGATGCGGTTCCTGTCACATAGGGGGTAAAATTTCTCGTAGGACCCTGACACTGGACTCCTCCGCCGTATGTATTCGTAATATACGGACCTTGGAGGACCTGGATTGCCTGGTTAGTGACACTGCCGCTACTATTAGCGACGGGACTAGCAGTAGCAGAAACACCCCCCACAGTTTCTGCCAAAGATTGTGATGGAAACAATCCACTTAGAATTACTGCGAGAATATACTTGTAGTATCTGTTACGCTTGTAACTTCTGTTGTTCTTTGAATAATTGTCTGGTTCGAGAGACCTGGTCCCTTGTACGTTTCCGTAAATTGGAAGGCGTTTCCTGGAACTGTTTGTGTGAATTGAGGTTTGCTTGTTACTCCAGTCCATGATGATGTCACTCCATCAATAGTTACATTTGTTGCCCCTGTACCAGGAGATAGATTTCCATTAACTGTAATACCAGATCCAGTTGCTGAATACTGATAACCAGTGTTGTAGTCCATCGAATTGATGGTCTCTGTAATCTTTTGTGTGGTCTCAGTGTGGCTGGTCATAGAGCCCTGAGTGAAGTTTGGCACAACTGGCACAGAATATACAGGTTGTACCAAACCATGAATGACTCCAAGAACCAATCCAAGACCGATTGCCTCTTGTAATCTATTCATCAATCAATTACCGTGATTTCAGAGACGAATTGTCCCGTTGCACTTGTACCAGCTCCACCAGCTGTCAATGTCATTGTGTGTGCGTTATCAATAGTACCAGCTAGAGACCCAGCAGTTCCAGCTGTATAAGAAGTAACATTTCCGAAGTTGGGAATTGCACCTGTGGTAGCAGCAGCGGCAGGGATAGCATCACCTTGAGTGTATGAAGCACTGAAGGAGAACGCATCACCAGATGTTGCTTGAGATGCAGTAACTACACTAGAAGCACCAGTGAAACCATCACTAGTCATTAATACAGAGTTACCAACAACACCAGTGGTTGTGCCATCTGTAGTGGTTACCCCATTTCCAGAGATAGTCATACCATGACCAATTCTAGTTGCAGTGGATCTTGCAGCATCAACAGTCAGTTGAACACTAGAAGAGTGTTTAGTAACAAGTCCGCCTGCATTAGCTGCACCTGCGGTCATCAGTAACATTCCAAAAGCAATGATAGCTTTTTTCATCAGGGAATTCTTTGACACGCATATATTTAGGGACCCTGTAAGTTCCTTAAAATGTTTTTGTATCAACGCAATACAGTCTTGAGAATATCTTAAGTGAGTAAATAGTTTGCAGTATCTTTTTCCCTTACTAGAATGTCGGAAGAGTCTTCAGTTTTTAATATGAAGAGAGTTGAATGTCCAAGATGTGGAGCAACATGGTTAAATGGACAACTATACTGGAGTACAGGAGCTAAAGCCGATGAAAAAGACTTAAGTAATCTGGTGTGTGGATTAAAAGATTTTGTTGATTGTATTAATCCAGTTCACAAAACAGGACATATATACGGAGAGGCAGACTCTTGGGAAAAAAGAGCTGGAGTTTCAAAGAAAATTGATTTGGAGTTAGACAATGCCAAGAGGACGACTGACGAAGGTTGATGTGGAGTCTAGAATCTTCAAACTCTATGAAGAACTAGATAAATCTAATCATCCATACGACAATAAAGACTTAGCTAAAGAGTATCTTAGAAGAGTAATGGATATTATAAAAGAATATAGCTGCTAAGGTTCCCTTTCATCCTGGACAAACCTAGTCTATATGGATTCTTGACAATTGTCAAATTTATAATGTAAGATAAATATATTAAAAAGAATCATCTTGAGATGAGTTTATATACTAGAGCACGCAAACATATTGATATGAGACGTGTCAAAGAGATGCGTGAAGAGAAAATAAAGAGAGAACAAATTGCTGAGTTGGTTCAACAGCAAGAGAAAATTCGTGTTGAGTTGGAATATATTGAAGCAGAAGAATCAAAATATTTTAATTGGAGAAAAGAACTTAATGAGGGGATGACCTCTAGTGGTTTGCTTTTAACTACTCTTGTAGCTACTGGTGATAAAGTTAACACCGAGATAGCCGTTAATGATTCTAGTTCATTTTCTGCTGACTCTGGTTCTTATATACTTGGGGGTGGTGGTTCTTTCGCTCCTTTTGATTATACAATTAATGGTAATTTTAATGGCACTTTGAGTGGGCAATCTGCATTCACTTTCAGTGCTCCATTTAATGTTCCTGGAGATGTTACTCCTCACCGCACAAATATTGAGTCTTTTGATCAGAGTACGAATAGATTTACAGTAAATAACGATACCATAACCTTTAGTGCAATTGCTGGTAATAGTAGTAGTAACGGTAGTGGTCTTGGATCAAATGGTGGAACTAGACCTACCAATCCTCTATATGTGAGTCTGTATGTAATTGAAGATGATGGAAGTGAGACTTATGTAGATTTGGGAACAGTTCCCAGGACAACAACTTCGTTGACCAATTTTGAATTTAAAATTCCACAGAGTGCATTTGGGAAACAAGCTTATCTCAACCTTTACAATCAACAGTATACTACCGCAAACAACTGGTGGTATGGAACAACTCTTCCATGGCATCCTGAAGGTGTTAATGACAACGGCGTTGTGGAAGATTTTCACATGATTCTAAATCATGCTAATCTAAACCCTGCTTCGGGATGGCCTTCATTATCAAAGACAAGTATTGCACTTCAAGCTTGGACTGATATGCAAAAAGCATACTCTGGATCTAGTTGGAGTAATGATGGAGGTCCTGCAGGATACCCAGCACCTGTAAGTGGGGGTACAAGAAAATTAGATGAGCAAGATTCAGAAGGTAATATAATACCTCAGGCAATGACTATGGCAGACCTGGAGTACATTGTTAACTACATTGAAAGCACTTTCGCTCAGTATCGTGGTATGACCACAACCACATACGCTGTTACTAACTTGCAGTTCAAGAGACAACTTCCTATGAATGTCTTTGTTGGACTTGATGACCCAGATGCATCTTCGTTCGTAAGAGACGGTGATTTTGATCGATTGTCACCAGCAGACAAGAAAAAGAAACTTGAGGAACAGTTAGCAGCAAGTAAAGAATATTTGGATAAAATGTTTGGTGAGGGAATGCCTGGAACTGCTACTGAGATTGCAGACTATGAACCACAGCAGAGTTTTTCTGATATTGCACAACGTGATCCTTATACTGATGATGATGGTGCAAATCCATTTAATCCTACATATGATAAGGATACTGATGAGTTACTCGATGACTCTGACTTTGATCCAAATGATTTTGAATATGCTGGATTGAGGCCAGATGGAACTCAAGGATTTAATCAACCTGGTGATGAAGTCTATGATCCTGCAACAAAGAAAAAATATAAATTAGTTCCTAAAAAAGGATATGGATATAATGAATGGATTCCTATTGAAAAGGCTGGAGGTGGTGGCACAGAGGTTGCTCACTATGAACCACAAGGAAAAGTTCTTTCAGAGAAGAAAAGGCTTAAGTCTCCGAAGAGTATTGTTGACAAGATCCCTGGTTACTATGATGGAAAACCAGCTCCACTTGGATTCCCAATTGAAGAACCACCCAAGATGAAGAATGGATATCATCCAGACCTGGTAGATGGTAAGAAAGTATCAAATAGATACAATAGGTTGGACCCCATCAGTGCTAGAGCGATGCCTAAGACTGGTAATCCTCATATTGATAAGAAGGTTAGAAAAGCTTCTAAGAAACCTAAGTAAAGCTATACCTGCCCGTTCATCCTGGACAAACCTACTCTAGACAGTTTTTGAACTGGTGTCAAGGGGTTGACAGGGGACCTGGTTTCCCGTATTATAAATACATCAACGACAGGGAACGTAAAGTTCTGTAACGTTGTAACACCCCAAACCGAGACCTATAGGGTGTCTAAATCACGTCTCTCATATCCTCTCTTAAGGGTGAGAGGAAATAGTAACTCCACCATTTCCCTGATGGTCTTACTTTTTGTTTAAAACAATGGCTTCAACTCTTTCAAGACAACAACAGTCATCCACTTGGGACAATTTTTGTGAGTGGGTAACTTCAACTAACAACCGTCTGTATGTCGGTTGGTTTGGTGTACTGATGATCCCTACGTTGCTCGCAGCAACCATTTGTTTCGTCGTCGCCTTCATCGCTGCTCCTCCTGTGGACATCGATGGTATCCGTGAACCCGTCGCTGGTTCACTTCTCTATGGAAACAACATCATCTCTGGTGCTGTTGTCCCTTCCTCGAACGCAATCGGTCTTCACTTCTATCCCATCTGGGAAGCAGCTTCACTCGACGAGTGGCTGTATAACGGTGGTCCTTTCCAACTCGTAGTTTTCCACTTCCTGATCGGCATCTACGCCTATATGGGTCGTGAGTGGGAACTCTCTTATCGTCTGGGTATGCGTCCTTGGATCTGTGTAGCCTACTCTGCACCAGTTGCAGCAGCCTCCGCAGTCTTCCTGGTCTATCCTTTCGGTCAAGGTTCTTTCTCTGACGCGATGCCCCTGGGTATCTCTGGTACTTTTAACTACATGTTGGTCTTCCAAGCTGAGCACAACATCCTGATGCACCCCTTCCACATGCTTGGAGTCGCAGGTGTCTTTGGTGGATCCCTTTTCTCTGCGATGCACGGCTCGCTGGTTACGTCGTCGCTCGTTCGTGAGACTACTGAAACTGAGTCTCAAAACTACGGATACAAGTTCGGTCAAGAAGAAGAGACCTACAACATCGTTGCTGCACATGGATACTTCGGTCGTCTGATCTTCCAATACGCTTCGTTCAACAACTCACGTTCCCTTCACTTCTTCCTGGCAGCGTGGCCTGTTGTTGGCATCTGGTTCACTGCTCTTGGTGTTAGCACCATGGCATTCAACCTTAACGGCTTCAACTTCAACCAGTCCATCATTGATGGTCAAGGTCGTGTCCTGAACACTTGGGCAGATGTCCTCAACAGAGCTGGTCTGGGTATGGAAGTAATGCACGAGCGTAACGCTCATAACTTCCCTCTCGACCTGGCAGCAGCTGAGTCCACTCCTGTGGCTCTGACCGCTCCTTCGATTGGTTGATATTAGGTTTCTCAATAAACTTCATTTATTAAGAAACCAACTAAAGGGGACTTCGGTCCCCTATTTTTTTCTTCGTTTGTGTTAAGATATGATAAGTTCACAAACACCTTATAAGATGGCTGAGATCATTCAAGATACTTGGCCAAACCTGTTTTACTTAAAGGAGGTAAATAAAAAACATGGTAGCATCAACACTGCAACAACCGACCAGGGGGTGGTTCGATGTCCTCGATGATTGGCTTAAAAGGGATCGTTTCGTTTTTGTTGGCTGGTCTGGACTTCTTCTTTTTCCCACTGCTTATCTTGCTCTTGGTGGTTGGCTTACTGGTACTACTTTCGTCACGAGCTGGTATACCCATGGACTCGCTTCTTCCTATCTTGAGGGTGCAAATTTTCTTACGGCGGCAGTTAGTACTCCAGCTGACGCTATGGGTCATTCTCTTCTTCTTTTATGGGGTCCTGAGTCTCAAGGGGACTTCGTCCGCTGGTGTCAACTTGGGGGACTCTGGGCTTTTGTGGCGCTCCACGGAGCCTTTGCTCTCATAGGTTTTATGCTTCGTCAGTTTGAGATTGCTCGTCTAGTAGGTATCCGTCCGTACAATGCGATTGCTTTTTCAGGTCCTATTGCCGTATTCACTAGTGTATTTCTCATCTACCCACTTGGACAATCCAGTTGGTTCTTTGCGCCATCGTTTGGCGTTGCGGCGATCTTTAGATTCTTACTTTTCTTACAAGGTTTCCACAACTGGACACTCAACCCCTTTCACATGATGGGTGTTGCTGGTATACTTGGGGGAGCACTTCTCTCAGCTATTCATGGTGTCACAGTTGAGAACACATTATATGAAGATGGTGAGCAGGCAAACACTTTCAAGGCTTTTGACTCTACTCAAGAGGAAGAGACCTATTCGATGGTTACTGCCAATAGGTTCTGGTCTCAAATCTTTGGTATTGCGTTCTCTAATAAACGTTGGTTGCATTTCTTTATGCTTTTTGTCCCAGTCATGGGGCTATGGACTTCTTCTATTGGCATCATTGGTTTGGCACTTAATCTGCGTGCGTATGACTTTGTTTCACAAGAGATACGAGCAGCAGAGGATCCAGAGTTTGAAACCTTCTACACAAAGAACATTCTTCTGAATGAAGGTCTCCGTGCATGGTTGGCACCTGTTGACCAACCACATGAGAACTTCGTGTTCCCAGAAGAAGTTCTTCCTAGGGGCAACGCACTGTGATATAATATGGGGGTCTTTGGATCCCCTTTTTTTATACCATGAAACTTTGGATGCTTGGTAATCGTCTCACAACTGAGATGTATGAACGTGAAAGATTTATCGAAGAAGCAGATAAATATGGTATCGATTTTAATTTAGTCTTCGCAGACGAAATCGACTTGATCGTTTCCCGAGATGACCGCAAATCCATTCGATATCGTAATGATACTGTTTCTCTCCCTGACTGCTTACTTGCTCGTACTGGGAGTGGTACTGGGTATTTTAACTTGTCTGTTCTCAGACAGTTTGAAAGACTGAATGTATTGACATTGCCCAACTCTGCTTCGATTGAGGCATCAAAGGATAAGATGTATGCTAACCAGATTATGGCACAAGCAGGACTTCCTATTCCAAAAACGATGTTGACAAGATTTCCTTGTAAAGCAGAGACTGTTCAGAAGCAAGTGGGATTTCCTTGTGTCATGAAAGTGGTTACAGGTTCTCATGGTGCTGGTGTCTTTCTTTGTGAAGATGCTAAACAGTTTGAGGATTTGTCGGAACTTATTTCTTCTCTTGAAGCAAAATCTTCTATGA